GGACGAATTTTTCAGAGGTGGAGCTGGTGTGGAGCAATCTGGATATGCCGGCGAGGATTGTGAGATGGTTGTGGCACGGGATGGCGAGGAGAGGAGAGAGGAGCGTGGAGATGGAGGGGAGGATGATGTTGGCACAGAAGCCGGTTGGAGTGTTGGAATGGATATTGGAGAGGTTTTGTGATGGGGATAAAGTGGTGTGCGATCCATTTGCCGGGAGCGGGAGCGTGATGTTGGCGGCAGAGAGGAGAGGGATGAGGTGTGTAATGATGGAGATTGAGAGTTTATATTGTGATTTAATTATAAAGAGATGGTGTGAGTATAGCGGAGAGAGGATTAATAAAGTGATAAAAAATATTAAGAAAGGAGGAGTGAAGAATGGTAATAAAAAAGGTTAAGTTGGAGGATTTGAGTAATTGGGACAAAAACCCGAGAGGGATAAAAAGGAAGGAGTTAGATAGGTTAAAGGAGCAGATAAAAAAGTTGGGGGTATATAAGCCGCTGGTGGTATGTAAGGAGGGGGATAAGTATATTGTGTTGGGCGGGAATATGAGGTTGAGGGCGTTGAGGGAGTTGGGAGTGAGGGAGGTTGAGATAAGCGTGGTGGAGGCGAAAACGGATAGAGAGAGGATGGAATATGCGTTATCGGATAACGACAGAGTGGGCTATTATGAGGAGGATAGGCTGGCGGAGGCGGTGTATGAGATGAGGGAGGAGTTGGATTTGAGGCTGTATAAGGTGGATTTGGGCGAGCCGAAGATGTTAGCGAAGGCGTTGGCGGATTATGTGCCGGATGAGGAGGCAGGATTGGAGGAGGGAGAGGTGGCATTTACGGAAGAGCTGTTAGAGGAGCATAACTATATAGTTTTGTATTTTGATAATACGGTGGATTGGTTACAGGCGAAAAGTTTATTTGATTTGAAAAATGTAAAGAGTTTAAGTAGTAGAGAGGGGTATGTTCAAGTAGGAGTGGGGAGAGTGTTAAAAGGGAGAGAGGCGTTGGAGCGGTTGAGAAGGGAATTCTATAAATTAAATCAAGGGGAGTAGTAAAAGTGAGGGTTAAATGGTGTGAGTATGATTTGGATATAAGATTTGAGGCCCCGAGTTATAAGAGAGCGGGAAAGGTGATAACGCATAAAACATATCCGATGGTGAGGTATTGGGTGGATGAGGAGGAGGCGGAGGGGTATGAGAAGGCGTTAAAAGGGAAAGCAGAGGTGGTGAGAGTAAAGAGGGGGATCCAAGGTAATGTGAGCAGGGTAAAGAATTATATTCTTGATAAGAGTTTTGAAGATGGGGCGGATGTGGTGTTTCTGATGGACGATGATATGAGGGGGATTTATAGGTGGGTGAGGTGCGAGAGGAGATTAATAACGGCGGAGGAGTTGGGGGTATTTGTGGCGAAGTATTCGGTGGTGGCAAAGGATATCGGGGCGAGATTGTGGGGATTTAATATTAATACGGACAAGAGGTTATATCGGGAGCTGGTGCCGTTCTCAACGGTAGCGGCGGTGCTGGCGGCGTGTGTCCATTTAAGGGAGAGCGAGATAAGGTATGATGAGAGATTACCGCTGAAGGAGGATTATGATTTATATTTACAACATTTGAATAAGTATAGGGTGGTGTTGAGGTTGGATTTTGCGTATTATGATATGAAACAATCGGAGCAGGAGGGTGGATGTGCGATGTATAGGAATTTGGAGAGAGAGAAGAAACAATTTATGCTGTTGAGGAAAAAGTGGGGGAGTAGGATTGTAAGATTGGATGATGCGAGTACACAGATGCCGAGGAAAAATAAGAAGAGGGAGAGGTTGGTGGTGGATTATAACCCGAGGATATCGGTGCCGATAAAGGGGGTGTGAGGATGGGAGGTGAGAAGAATAAATCGGGGAGGGGAAGACCGAGTAAATTAAGAGAGATAGATTTTAAGGAGGTGGAGAGGTTGGCGGGGCTGGGGTCAACGGATGAGGAGATGGCGATGTTTTTGGGGGTAACGGCGAGGACGTTTAATAATTGGAAGAAAAATCCCGATTTTTTTCAGGCCTTAAAAAGGGGCAAAGCAAAGGTGGATTTGGTGGTGGTGGATAAATTATTAAAAAAGGCGTTGGATGGGGATACAACGGCGATAATATTTTGGCTGAAAAATAGGCAGAGAGAGAGGTGGAGAGATAAAAGGGATATTGGGTTGGGAGGAGATGGAGAGGGGATAGTGGATGTGAGAATAGAGGTGGTAAAGACGAAAGGGTAAAGAGAGATGGGGCTGGCGTTTAAGATATCGGAAAGTTTTTATCCGCTGTTGGAGAGAAGGGAGAGATATTTGGTGTTATATGGAGGGAGGGGAGCTGGTAAGAGTGAATTTGTGGCGAGGAAGTTGTTGTTGAGGACGTGGGTGGAGGAGAGACATAGGTTTATGATGGTAAGGAAGGTGAGGCGGACGTGTAGGGAGAGCGTGATGAGGGTAATGGAGGAGCTGTTAAAGGATAATCGGGTGGCGTATGAGTATAATAGGAGCGAGTTAAAATTGAATGTGATGACGCCGAGAGGGTGGAGCGAGTTTTTGGGTATGGGGTTGGATGACCCGGAAAAAATAAAGAGTATAAAAGGGGTTACGGGGATATGGGTTGAGGAGGCGACGGAGTTAAGTAGGGATGATTTTTTGAAGTTAGATTTGTGTTTAAGAGAGCCGGTGAAGAGTTATCACCAAGTAATTTTAACATTTAATCCAATGGAGGATGAGGCGCCGTGGTTGAAGGAGATGTTTTTTAAGGGAGATAGGAGAGATGTATATATCCATAAATCAACGATTGAGGATAACCCGATAAAGGAGGTGAGGGATAAGTATGTTGGGGTGTTGGAGAGGTTGAGGGAGCAGGATTTGGCGTTATGGAGGATTGCGAGGCTGGGGGAGTGGGCGACGAGAGAGGGGAAGATTTATAATTGGGAGGTAAGGGGGTTGGATGAGGGGAGGAGGGCAGATGAGGTGTGGTATAGGTGTGATTTTGGGTATTCGGTAAGTCCGGCGGCGGTGGTAAGGGTGAGGAGGTATGGAGAGGAGTTATGGGTGGAGGAGATAGTATATCAGATGGGGTTGACGAACGAGGAGTTGGCGAGGAGGATGAAGGAGGAGGGCGTGAGAGGGGAGGCGGTGTATTGTGATGCGGCAGAGCCGAAGAGTATAGAGGAGTTGAGGAGGAGGGGGATAAATGCGAGGGCGGCGGAGAAGGGAGGAGATAGCGTGAGGGCGGGGATTGATTTTTTGAAAAGTAGAAAAATTTATATAGCGGAGGGGAGTATTAATCTGGTTAAAGAGAGTAACGGATATTTGTGGAGAAAGGATAGGGGAGGTAATCTGATGGGGGAGCCGGTGAGGTATAATGACCACCTGATGGATGCGTGTAGGTATGCGATTTATACGCATTTAAGAAGACCGGCGATTAAAGTATGGAGGGTGTAAATGAGAATATTTAAGAAAAAACAGACAAAGAGTTTAAGGGATGAGCTGATGACGATTTTGAGTAATATGGGAGGAGGGGCGTGGGAGCCGGGGTTGGGAGAGTTGATAAGAGAGGGATATGAGAAATGTGGGGCGGTTTTTGGGGCGATCCAGTTGATTGTGAAGGGTGCGGGGAGAGTAAAGTGGTATGTGATAAATGATAAAGGGGAGGAGGTGGAGAGGGGAGGATTGGTGGAGTTGTTGAGGAGCGTAAACCCGATGATGAGTTGGGGTGGTATGGTGGAGATGACAATCACGCATATATTGCTGGCGGGGAATGCGTATGTGATGATGATAAAGGGGAGCGATGATGAGGTTAAAGAGTTGTGGGTATTAAGACCGGACAGGGTGAAGGCGATAAATGGAGATGATGGGAGAGAGGTTGAGGGCTGGGAGATAATGGATGGGATGGGGAGGAAGAAGAGGGTTGCGGCGGGAGAGATATTGGAGTTGAGAGAGCCGAATCCGTTATATAAGGCGGTGGGGGTGAGCAGATTAAGAGTGGTGGCGAGAGATGTGGCGGTGTTAAATGCGAGTAAAGATTGGAATTACAATCTGATAAAAAATGATATGAAACCGAGCGGGATATTTAATTTTGAGGGTGAGTTGACGGCGGAGCAGAGAGAGGAGTTAAGGTTGGTATTGGCGGAGGATTATGCGGGAGAGAATAGGGCGGGGAAGTTTATAATAACGGAGGGGAAGGGCAATTTTACCCCGACGATGATAAATCCAAAAGATTTGGATTGGGTGGAGGGGCAGAAGTTTGCCATAAGGCAGATATGTTCGGTATTTGGAGTGGCGAGTGAGTTGCTGGGGGATAGCGAGAATAAGACGTATTCCAATTACAGGGAGGCGAGGAAGGCGTTATATGAGGAAACGATATTGCCGTTTCTGGATATGATAGCGGAGGAGTTTAATCGGTGGATGATGAGGGGCGGAGAGAGATTGGTTTATGATAAAGATGGGATTGAGGCGTTACAAGAGGAGAGGATGTTGAGGTATGGGTATTTGAAAGATTGTGATTGGACAACGGTGAATGAGAAGAGAGAGGAGACGGGGTATGGGAGAGTGGAGGGTGGGGATGTGGTTTTGATAGGTGGCGGGAAAATGCCCCTGGGCTATGTAGGAGAGGATTTTATGAGTGGGGTGGAGGAGGATAAGGGGTTGAGGGAGATTGTGGCAGAGCGGGGCGGAGAGGGCGGAAAAAAGGTAAATAAAAAGGGGATGAGTGGGGGGTATTGGAGAAAAAAGGAAAAAAGGGAGCTGTTGTGGGCAAAGTTTGAGGAGAGGACGAGGAGGAGGGAGGCGGTTTTTCAAGTAAAGGCGGATGAGTATTTAAGGAGGCAGGGGAGGAGGCTGGTGGAAGAGTTGGAGAGGTATGAGGTGGTGGGGAGAGTGGATGGTGAGAGGTTGTTGGATGTGAAGAAAGAGGGAGAGCGGGTGGTTAAAGAGTTTAAGGGGTGGTATTTGGACCAAGTGATGAGAGCGGGAGAGGCGGGGGTGATGGCGTGTAAGAAGATGATTTGGGAGGATGAGGAGGAGGGATTGTTGATAGTTGATAATGGTGTGGTTGTGGGGATAAAAAAAATTGACGGGATTGAGAGAAGAGATAAGTGGGAATTTGTGCTGGCGAAAGAGAGGGAGGAGGAGTTAAATAAGATGATATTTGAGAGCGGGACGAAGGTGGCGAAGACGACGATTGCGAGGATAAAAGCGTTGATAATTAAAGGGGTGGAGGAGAATTGGACGATAAAGGAGTTGAGTAAGGAGATATGGATGGAGGTGGTAAAATTCTTACCGTGGAGGAGTAGATTGTGGGCGGAGACGGAGAGTACGAAAATTGAGAATTGGGCGATGTTGGAGGGATATAAGGAGAGTAAATTGACGGAGGGTAAGGGATGGCATTGTGCGTTGATTGAGACGAGTAGGGAGGAGCACGTGGAGGCGGATGGGCAGGAGGTAAAGCTGGATGAGTATTTTGAGGTGGGCGGAGAGAAGCTGATGTATCCCGGAGATCCAAGAGGGAGTGCGTGGAATGTGTGTAATTGTAGATGTTCACAATATCCGGTGGTTGAGTGAGAGGGGGAGGAGATTGAGACTATATATATTAACTTAACTTAATTTAATTTAATTTAATTATTACGCACGAGTAAGGCGTGAGTTACTCAGGAGTAAGGCGTGAGCTGAGTAAAGAATGGTGATAAAAAAAAATTTAATAACCCCCTTGACGGGGGAGGAGATTTGAGCCATATTTTATAGGAGGGTAAGAGATGAGAAGTTTGGGTATGTTAGAAACAAAAGATTTTAAGTGGACGATGATGGATTTTGAGGATGAGGCGGGGAGGTTTAGAGGATATGCGAGTGTGTGGGGAGTGTTGGAT